TTGCACCGTTACTTGTTGCAGTGATACTATCGTTTGTGTGAAACTTAATCATGTCGCCAACTTGGAAAGCAAAACCACTTCCATCAGCGTCATCGACTGTGATTGAGTCATCACCAACTGCGCCAGCACCGTTGACTAAGTTACCTACACCCAAATCTTGCTCGTATGCAGTGGCAGAGGGACAAACTTCTATTCGTAGAGAGTTACCCAAAGTGCCAGGCGATCTAGCATACCAATCATTAGATGTTACTGTACCATCACCTGTTTCGGTAAAGTAGTCTGCAAGGTATACATCATCATTTTGAATTAGTAGTCCAGAAGCTTCTCCAGCATTTAGGAAACCGCTTTCTGCACGAACTACTTTTAAAGTATTACTATACTTTAAGAAATTAGAAGCAGTAAACCAATATTCAAAGTTGTTTGAACTAGGTTTACCAAAATTTTTGACTAGATCAGCCTCAGAGGTAATTGTAGTAACTTTACTTACAGGGCCCTTTTCGAAAGGTCCAGCAATAGCACCAATAGTGGTATCAACACTAGGAACTACATTAGTTAAATCTATCTCTTTAACGTGAACGCCAGGAGAAACTAAAAAAGACATACTGTACTCCTCATCTTATCTTTTTATTAAGATTGTTTTTTCATTCTGTTACAGATATTTATAAAAAACAAACTTTACAAAAACCCTTTTTATAAGTGTTATATCATATAAATAGTTATATGGGAAACGATCATTATGAGAAGTATAAAGAGACTATTAAGAAGGTAGCTCGTAGAAATTACCGTAAAAGAATCTTATTACTCAACGAATTTTTAATAGATAAGTCTTGTAAACACTGCGGTGAGAGTGAAACAGTGTGCTTAAAGTTTTATCCACATGATTCGGAAATAAGAAAACTAACAAAGAGAGTTGGTACAAATGATGAGAGCCGTAAAGAAATATTTCATCTTATAAGTATATCCCATATATTGTGTTCTAACTGTTGGATTAAGGTAGATAATGATTTAATAGAGTTTATTTAATCACCAGTTTGAACCATAGTCTCTTACAACTGGATTCCATCTAGTTCCATATTCGTCAACCATCTCTCCTATATTCTCATCCTCTAAACCATCTACAATAAAACCAAATGGAGCCATATCCTGTTCTAACATATCTTGTTGTTCTGCCATCATGGTTTTACGAATGTCCATGTCTGTTAATTCTTTAAAATAAGTTTGATCTGTTACCCATGCAAAAATAAACAGACAAGCAACCAAGTCATCAGTACATCCATCGTCTGCTTGATGAGATGAACCCTTAACTATGAAGGTAGATAGTTCATTGATAATATCGTAATCCTCTACGATAAGTTTATTGTCTTCTATCAATTGTTTTAGATTAGAACACCCAATCTTCTTTACTGCCTTAGTTGTTCTCACTCCAAGTTGTGCTCTACCACCACTAAACCCACCACCTAATATTTGACCAGCTCTACCTCGCATAGATGCCATGATAAGATTGTCATACTCCATATCAAATTGAAGTGAGCTTGCAACCTGTTCACCAATATCATTTACCTCCACAAGAACAAATGCTTGGTTATATGCTTTTGCAACTTCGTATATTTTTGCAGGGAATATAAGTGGTTTTATCTCATTGTCTCTAAACTTTGCAACCACTTTATAGGGCATCTGTGATACATCAAAAACTACAAATGCAGAGTAATCATTTGCGGTTCCTCTAGATACGTCTGCACATAGAACATATGTTTTATCTTTTTCTGGTAGTTCATGAACGTCTAGTCCAGCATTAGATTGTTTAGGTTCTCTATACGGCATAGTTTTAAGTTTTGCTGATGATATAAGTGTATTGATAGAACCAAGAAACTCACACTCAAATTCAGTGTTAAATTGTTGTTCACTAGTATTCTTTATGGTTTCTGCTTTCCATTCCTCATCACGGCCAGGCACTTCACTCCAATGTACTTCAATAGGTATATAAGAGTTTCTTTGCTCTTCTGCATCCACCCACAACTTATAGAACATATTCATACCATGTGGTGTAGACACGATCATCACCTTAGTAGTCTTACCAGAGGATATTGTAGGATAAACTGAACTAAAGAATTGCTCTGCTACGTTTGATGGAACATATGCAAACTCATCTAAGAAAATGATGTTATAAGAGCCACCACGAACGGCACTAGCACTAGTAGAAGATGCCAGAATTTTAGACCCATTTTCCAACTCCAAAGAACCTTTGTTCCATGACATTACTCCTTGTTGTAACCACTTGGGTAAGTGTTCATAGGCAAGTTGTAAACGTCCTAGTAGGTCACGAGCAGTCGCAGCTTTGTTAGCAAGTATTGCAACATTTACAGACGCATTAAATAAAACGTAGTGTAGAAGGTAAGCGATGATAGTAGTAGATTTACCAGACTGTCGAGGTAATTTACATATAGTAAAACGATTGTTGTGAAATGTACCTACCATCTCCTTTTGGAAATCATACATCTCAAAAGGCACAAGACCCTCATCAAGAGAAACAATCATGATATAATTTTTAATAAAATAGATAGGGTCTTTCATACACCTACCGTATTCCTTAATCTCTTCCTCTGTCCACTCTTGTGAGACATTAGCCTTTTTGAGATTAGGATTTCCTAAGTAAACTGATTCAGACATTAATTATAATAAGGATTTTCTGGGTCAGAGTCACCTGTTTCATCAGGCCACCAATCTAACTCATACCTTCTCCCTGCTTTAAAATCTGCCATCATTCCTAGAATACGTTTTTCATATTCTTCTTTACTAGGTTTAACTCTTTCTGCAACAACATCCATAACATAATTTAAAGTAGTTGCATTTGCAGTTATAGAACCACACCTAGCACCAACTTCACCTTTTAAATAATCAATCAAAATACTACCACTTGATTTAGCTAAATCTTCTGCATATTGTTTAGGCACTTGTAGATCAACATAACAGTAAATGAAATCATAATGGGGAGCAGGAGAGCTATGAAGAATAAACTCATCCTTAACGACTATCCTTTTAAAACCATCTTTTGCAATCCAACACAACTGAGAGTTAGTCATCTCATCAGGAGCACCAAATGTTTTTTCTAAATTTTGGGAATACTCTACAGGAGATTCATTTGTCCAGTTTTCGTAACTTTCTTTAATGTAACTTTTAAATCTTTTCATTGACATAGTACCCCAATCTTATATCTGACAAATTACCATCTGCTTCATATATAAAACTTTCCTTATGAAAATTTTCTATAAATGGTAAATGCTTATATTCTTTATAATCAACACCTTTCCAAACAGGAATAATTTTAGTGCCAGGTTTAAAATTCCAAGCTACGTCATTACCACTGCGTAGGTGAATCTCTAAAATCTTTTTTCCCTTTGTCTCAATATTTAGGTATTTTTCTGTTTGTATATTTTCAATCCACTTAGGCAAATCAACTGTAAAAAAAGATGGCGTTATAACTTCCCATTCTACAAACCGTGATAAACTTTGTTCTGTGTCTTGTCTACCAATCATACTACTAAATGGTGTCCATCTATTACCCTCACGAATAAAATCTAAACTATAATGTGTTCCCTCAAAATATTCACACCAAAAATAGCCAGGCGGAATATGTTTATGATACTTCATTTCTTCACCATGTATTTTAGGATCAAGAAATTTTTTATGAGCACCAATGCCCATTCCATACAAATTGTATATAGGACGTATTATGTAAGTGTTTGCGTTTGAAATAGGAAAACACGCTGGGCCACAGTCATATTTTAATTTAGACGATAATTCTAATTTATTGAACAACCATCTGTGTTGAGGAAATGCGCCCCACGCTTCCCAATCCTCTTCAATCATTGCCTTTTATCATTTTCTGAAGTTCTGCTGTGCTTCCTACAAATAATGCGTTAGTGACATTCTTAGGAGCGTTATCAGGAACCTCTGAAAGTTTCTTCATCTTCTCCTGTAAGTCTCCAAGCTTCTCTGCAACCTCTGAAACTTGTTTGATAAGGTTTCCCGCAACTTCATAAGTTCTTGGATGTTCAGACTCTTTAGCCAACAACAATATACCATCAATTGCCGTAGTGCCTTTTTCGACTAGGTTATAGAAGTTCTGTCTTTGGTATTCATAGTCACTCTCTATGTCTTGACCTTTATCTACAGAAACAACCTTTTCATTTTTATGTTCATAATTCCAAGGTTCTTTTTGTAGAGTTTCAACGTCACTTAGAATACCAAGAGTTTTGTCCAACTCTTTAAGAGGATTGACCATTATCAATTTTCCTTATCTGTACCACTTACAGGATCAAATATTTTTGCGTCCTCAAAGAATGAAGTTGCTTCACTAAATCCAAAATCATCATCTGCATCAGAATTTGAGGGTTTAGGTTGTACTTTATATCTTTGTTCTCTTCTTGGAGCATTATCTTTAATATCAGTATATTGATCAACTTGAACAGTCTTAATAACTGCACTAGATGTAACAGGACCGTACAGATAAAACTTCGCAGTAAAGTCTAGTGTATAGATAAGAGCTCTTCGTGTTTCAAAGTCACCTTGATAGTTATCTTCGTAACTAATATCGTTCAATACAATAGGAACATCTCTCTTAATTCCCATATCGGCCATGTCGTTAATAGTTAGTGTATAGTCTGGTTGAAAGAATGGTAATATCTGTTCTACAATTTGTAATGCATCATCAGACTGTTTTGCCATGACGTATAACTGTATGGAAAGATTATAAGGTACAGGCATGAACTGTGTATCAAGTCTATTTGAATCAGCACCCTTTACTTTTTTAAATTTTTGTATTCTATTCAGTTTTCTAGAAGGATCGTATGATAAATTTTGTATTTCAAAACCAATACGTGGTAGAGTAACCGCAACTTGTTTTGATAGATCAGCATCTTCATTCAAACGAACTAACCACTTTTGACGGGGACCATACGCAAGAGGAACCTTCATTGTTTGCGTTATCTTTCCATCGTTGTCCTTACGAACTAACTGGATATTATTAAATGTTGTTCCAAAGGCAACAATAACTTTTCTTATACTTTCATGATAAAACTGTTGTCCTAACATAATTAACTACTCCCTACATCCCCAAATGGATTTGACTCACTAAAATCTATTACTGTATCATCTAAAGAGTCAAACAACTCATTTTGAGCACTCTTATCAGACGATCCATCTCCTAATATATAGGACTCTTGAATTAAGTATTCTCCTGTCTCTGAAAGTAGAGAACCAGCCGTTGTTGTCATATCACTATCTTCTTGTGCAACAAGTTCGTCTGATTCGTTCTCATGAATGATACGACCAATATTAGGTTCTAATTGAACAGCATTTACTGTGGCTGTATTTGATTCCAAACTAAACTGGAATTCAGATGTAGATGTACTTAGTGCATCTTCAATCGCATCAATTGTATCTATACCAGTATTAAGTTCTTCAGAACTATAATCAAACAGACGACATCTTAACTTATATACTGGATTATTATCCAACTGAAAGAAAGGCTCGTCATGATCTACAAAATTAACTTGAAACATCTTTTTAAGAATAGGATGGAAAATTACATCACCCTCAAAAGGACGATCAGCATCCGTTGAATCTGTTTCTGATAGAATATAAAAGTCACTTCCCTCTAAGTCTGTAGTTGTCTCTGCAAGTGTTCCTGCTTCTAGAAGAACAGAACCACCCTCTTCTTCATCAGTTCCCAACTCTATTGTAATCTGTTTTGTTAGTTCTTGAAATCTAATCTTGTTTACAACGAATGTTGCTTCACTTAAATTTTGTAAACCAAACTGGTTCATGATTTCTCGTTCACCAGCAAATCCACCCTCTCCATTTTCTATATACATTTCTATCTTAGCTGCATCTCTGAAAACAGAAAGGGAGTCCTCTCCAAAAACAGAGTCCTCTGCAACGATAGTTCTATCTATGTAAAATACATCATGACCGTATATCTGAATTGCCTCTGCAACCAGATCACTATACAGACTTTGCTCTGTTGCTATTGATGCAACATTACTTGTATGAAAAAAAGAATTGACAGCCATATTTTTATCCTATCATGTAGTTGACTGGCAACTCAAATGCTAATTGAATTTGTTCCTCTAGTCTCTGTTGTTCTTCTATCGCTTGTGAGTAGATCGCTTCACCGTTCATCGTAACACCGCCAAGCATAGCAACACCATTAAACTTAGAGAGGTTTGCACCCCACTGCTTTTTAATCATAGCTGTTGCATATCGTTTTAGATAAATGTCATCAAAGATATCAGTATATGTTGTTGGGTCAAGTTTACGATAGCACTCTATAATTATAAACTCTCCAACGGTCATCTTGTTACGCCAATCCATATCAATGTAAAGACGGTTCTGGTGTTGATTAAAACGAATAGGTGTTTCACCTACAAGAATATGTTCTAGAAAATCTAGGTGCTGCATTGTTTGTTGATAATGCATAATTGAGGTTGAAGAAAAATCATAGAGGTCATTCAATCGTAATTGATAACGAACATCAAAAAGACTTCCACCTCCACCAGTATCAGTAAGAGGAAATATTTTTACAACAGAAACAACCGTATCTGGTACAGGTATGAAACCCTTACCTTCTAACCAATCAGCAGAAATAGTGTTATCAGCTTTATCCGTTACAGAAGTTGATGCATTTGTTAAACCTCTATCAAGTTCTGCCTGAGTCATTTGATGTTTAAGATACATTCTCTCAATACCATCATAGTGGTATTGTGCGAAGTATTGCAATGCTTCATCTAAACGATCATCTACTTGATCATCAGAAACATTTATATCTATAACACCAGAACCTAGAGCTCTGAGACAATAGGTTTTAAGAGTTGCCTTTGTAGAAGGTACTGCCATAATTTTCCCCTTTCTACATATTTATATGTTTGGAAGTCTGTGTTATTTTTTATCGTGAGTTATTGATGAAAGAATGAACCAACTAAAATGCACGAGCTTGACCAACACCGCTGCCCCCAAAAGGATTTTCAGCCCAGGCCATGTAGATGTAAGTGGCGTTATTTTCACCTACATAATGTTGACTATCATAAATTTTAAAACCATTTGATAATATATCAATATTATAATCGTTTGTTTCTACGGCCGGATTATCGGCAGCTAAATGTAGAGTTGTTATGTTACCAATGCCGTCAGCGCCAGTAGCTGCACTACCACCCCTATTAGTGTCGTACATATTCCAAGTTCCTGATCGACTAGTCGCTTTTATTATAATAAAAGCTGGTTTAAAACCAGTGTTTATAAATGCATTTACCGTGGCAGAACCAGTACCAACATATGAGCCAAATTTTGAATAACCTATAACATCGTGGAAAGCATAGAAAACGTAAGTCCCACTATCTTCATTCACATCGTCAGCGGTTCCTATACTGAAAACTGAAGCAGTAGGCGCTGTATCGTTAAATATTGTGGCATCGTCTGCCGTTGCGACAGCTGTGTCTAAAAATAAAAAATCAGTTTGAGGCGCACCTGTATTGTATTCATGAAAGACATGCCAACCGCCAACATCATTAGTACGTTCTTTAACAATAATCCAAGTAGGTGCTTCTGCTAAACCATGACCTAATGTTGCTGCTGAACCAGTTCCAGTATAAGTACCAATACTGAAACCAGCTCTTACGTTAGTTGCCAGTGTGGTTTGTATCGCACCGTCATCGTTAGTAGAACCAGAAGTGTTGTCTGCTAACCACTGCCAAGCAGCATATCTTTCACCGTCTGTGTTAACATTAACCATATTACCAACAGTAAATCCATCAGTGTCAAATGTTACAATACTTTCGTTATTGTCAACTTCTACTGCCGTGCTATCACTTGCTAAGTAGTTAGTTACGCCTCGAACACTATCTACTAGAATGTGACCGTCAGTGGCATCACGGTTTTTAGCCCAAACCCAATCTGGTTTAAAAGTACTATTTCTAGATTGATTAACAGCTAAACCGCCTGAACCAATTGCCGTTCCATTCCCTTCATACAACGTAGGTTGAAAATACACTGAACCATCAGGAATAGCTGGTTCTGGATAGTTAGCTGTCATTAAAGTCGTGTAACCAGTAGGAATTGTTGCGGCAAAATCAAATTGACCAAAATTAGCAGTAAACGTATTTTCAGCCGAACCATCGTTATGAATAAAAGGTGTCCAATCATAGGGTCCAGCAGAAAGTAGGTCAGTAAACGCCGCTCCTGTTTTGCTTGCACCAGAAGTTGGATCACTACTGTTTTGAAACGTGCCTTCATTACGAAAATACAAAGCACCATTGTCCATGTCTACTGCAACGCCAACAACATCCCCTGCTCCAAAAGCATCTCCATGATCAACGCCGGCTGCGAGATCACTATCTAAGTTACCATTATTTGATCTGTAAGCTCTCATTTTTGTAACAGTAGTAATGCCAGAAGTATTAGTTTTTATCGTGCTACCATCTGCAATGCCAAGTAAATTACTGTTTACCGAATTGGCTGTTGTGAATGTAATTTCAAAATAATATTTGCCGGACCTTGGAAAAGATTGCGTTCCACCAGTACTGTCGTAAGTGCTTGAACCTGTGAGAACAACAACTAAATTTCCGTCAGACCAAACAGCCCCCGATGGCGATAGAGGACTGAAAGTGCAAAAATTTCCAACACCCTCATCAATATTGTCAACACAGCTATCAGGAACAACGTCCGTTGTAGCTATATTAGTTGGTATAAGAGGATTAGTGGATGTTGGTGCAAAAGATACAAAGACAGCAGATTGCGCTGATGACGAATGACTTAGTGTTGCAGAAACCGTTATATTATTTTGTTGAGTAGCAAACTCTGCGTGTGCAGAAGACATAAGGAATTGTTCATTTCCACCAGCAAGTTTATCGCTATCTTCTGTGAGTGTGCTTGCCCAAGTAGTTGTCCTAGCAGAATTTGTACCTGTGCTTATGGCCCACGATCCAATAACACCACCGCCTGGTCTAACATCAATATCATAAGTTCCAACGGCCGCATGGGAAGAACCCGAATCAAGAATAGCCCCACTACTACCTGTAATTCTGTAAACGTCAATTCCACAGGTTCCTTTAGAGCCTGTGAAGGTAACTATTATTGTGGCACTTGTGCCTTCAGTAACATCTGCAACCCAAATATCAGCAATGACCTCGCCTTCTAGACCGCTACTTTTAGCAAGAAAAGCAGACCGCCCATTGACAGTTACTGACGATATAGTGTAAGTTCCACCACCCGTACCTGTAGCTGCAATAGCTATTTTTCTATCGGTTGCAACAGCACCAAGGGCTGCACTTGAAAAAGTAAATGCTGTTGCATTGGTTCCTTGAATTGCTGGAGAATGTACGTGTGTTATATCAACTGTACCAAGTGTTGTTTGTATATCTGCCCCTATTTGATTTGCAGAACTAGCATTTATAAGAAAACCATTAATACCGTGACCAGAAACTGCTTCATAAAAGGTTAGCTTTGATATACTAAATGCGTTGCCAGAATCACCAGTTGAAGCCGTTACACCTTTAACTTTTACGTGTCTGTATGCTGTGGTCTGGGAAAATCTTTGAAGACTTTGATCTGGAGTTGATCCTGACTGAGCCGTGTCAAATGTTGAAGTGCTTAACTGAGTCCAGTTGGTGTCACTGTCATAATCTGGGTCTGCTGTATTTGAACCCCACACAGAAATAGTAACACTGCCGTCCCAGTTAGAATCAAAACCTACATTCGTGGGTGAAAATATATCAGCTCCTCGTATTACTTTTGCATTACCAGAGCCAAAGTCTTTACCTATAAAACCTGTTGCAGCGTCACCGCCGGGTGATTGTGCCGAAGCAGTATTGGCTCCAAACACTTCGTTAAAGGCGAAAGCTAACCCACCTCCCTCTGTCATGTCTCCGTTAAGTTCCCCTAAATATGGGCCAATTGGTGCAACAACTGTCGTAGTATCGTTATACTGAATAGGAACCCAAACTCCGTTAGTGTCTACCTTACCAAAGCTAGCAGGAAGAAGCTGAGCCCCGTCTACAAAATGAACTTCTGTTATATAGCCGTCCCACTCCTCTGCTCCACCTTCGTTACTTCCAACGAAGTGAGCTACACGAGTATTTGCTGCCATATAAGAATATCGAGCTGGGTCTGTTTCCGTTGAGAAGCTTGTTTCTTCTACACCGTTGATGTAAAATCGAACTCTCTGTGCTGCTGTTGCTACGTAAGTATCTACTGCAACAACCAAATTCATCCAGGCATGTGGGTCACGAAATTTACGGTTAGTAATATAATTACTTCCACCAAAATTACATATGAGATCGTTAGCAGCATTAATGGCTAGGTCTTCACTAGCTCCAAAGTTAAATAATGTTTGTAAACTAGCTAAATTTCCTCGCTTAAACCATAAAGATATAGTAAACTGTTGTTGATTGCCAATAATTGTTGGCGTTCTGCTGAGATTAGGGCTATCGGCAACATTGAAACGAATAGACTGATTGACCGCATAGGCATCAGAACCCCTGTTTGCAAAACCACCAAAACCTAAAACTTGCGTCCCAAATCCCATTACGTTATTCCTTAAGCATCATTCGTAGCATCAGTTGTAAAGAATAACTTTAACCCTATAAGACGAGCATCACCTGATTGATTGTCAGCAGATACATCTCTAGCTATTTGGAAGAAACAACAATCTGCTACAGCGGGTGAACCAGCAATTGTTATTGCACCACTTTCTACTGAAACCATTAAATCATTTGATGTACCACTATGTGCAAGTGCAGTAGTAACAACAGCAGTACCAAATGCTGTATTAATAGTATCATCACTTGACATAGCAATACCGCTTAAGGCCCATGCAACTGTTCCTGTGTTAGTACCTGTTACTGTCCAAAAAGGTTGAAAAGTAACTGTTCCTTCATTCCACGATTTAGGAAATGCTATACTAAATTGTGCAAAATCATCTGCCCCTGTTGCAAAATCTAATACTTTTAGATCAGGTCTTAATGCAGTTGTTTCTACTTGAGTTATATCAGAGCATGGATTAGTTGTACTTGGATACATAGCAGCAGATGGAACCCATATAGATTCTTTTCCAACAGTTTTTATAACTGCACTAGCTACAGTTGCACCAGCAGTATCAAGGTCTACTGTACCATCTGCAGCAATTGCAATCGCACCAGCAGTAGTAGCAGTACCAATAGTACAAGCGTCTTTGAGTAGTATGTCATCAACAAAGGTTACTATACCTGTTGATGCAATTGTAATAGCAGAAGTTGAACTAGTAACACCGATTGTTGCAGCATCCTTTAGAATAATATCATCAACGAATGTTACAATACCACTTGATGCAATTGTAATAGCAGTTGTAGCAGAAGCTGCTCCTATGGTTCCACCATCTTTAATAAGAATATCATCTACAAAGGTAACGATACCACCAGAACTAATCGTCATAGCAGTTGCAGCACCAGCACTACCTATAGTACCAGCATTTTTTACAAGGATATCATCTACAAAGGTAACGATACCACCAGATGAAATTGTCATTGCAGTCGGTGCAGAAGCAGTACCAATTGTACCACCGTCTTTAATTGTAATATCATCTACAAAAGAAACAATACCAGTAGAAGCAATTGTGATAGCAGAGGTTGAACTTGCAACACCAATCGTTGCGGCATCTTTTAAAATTAAGTCATCTACAAGGGTTATAATACCAGTAGAAGCAATTGTGATAGCAGAGGTTGAACTTGCAACACCAATTGTTGCAGCGTCCTTTAAAACAATATCATCAACGAAAGTAACGATACCTGTAGATGCAATTTGCATTGCGGCTGTTGAAGAAGCAGAACCAATATTACCATTATCAGGAAGTAACACACCACCATCAGCAGAAAGCGTAATAGTAGTTGCAGAGATTGCTCCGTTAAATATTGCTTTACCAGCATCACTCATATCAAGAGTAAGAGCAGTTATATCAGTAGTATTATCTGTACCTTTAAAGATAATATCTGTATCACCAGCCTGTGCATCAATAGTAATATTACCAGCTGAAGTAGCAATACTTACAGCAGCATCACCGGCAGAAATATTATCTGCGGCCGGAGCTCCAACTCCCAAATTTGCTGGAGTGATTTTTTTAAGAACACCACCATCATTGATAAGAATATGATCAGCGTCAGAAACACTAGTTGATGTAGTACCAACTGCCGCATTACCAGTAGTAATAAGTGTGCCTGTAATATCAGGAATTGTGATTGTACGGTCACTAGTAGGATCAGTTGCAAGAAGAGTTGTCTCATTTGCATCAGCAGTAGAACCCTCAAAAACAATTGAAGATACAAACTGATTACCTCCAGCAATACCATCAACATCACTTATTAGGTTGTTAAACTGAACTCTCAGTTCTTCTAGACTGTCACTAGGTAGAATTGCACTTGCTTCGATTGCCATTATTGATTACCCACTAACTGTTGTAAGAGAGATTTTATTTCATACATCTCTGACTTTAATGTATTTATATCTCTTGTGGTGTCTCTTATTGTATCTCTTGCTTTTTGTGCTTCTGAAGCTCTTTGTTTTGCTCTATCATAAGCACCACGATTACGATTTACTATTGCACCAGAATTTATATCCCTAGATAAATCAGGATGTCCTTCTACCTTAATAAATTTACTTTCCATCTTATGTTACCAAAGCCATTGCTCGAAATTCACTAATTCTTGGTGGTTCAGCTGAATTTGTTCCTTGCATGATAATTTTTATTTGAAATGATATGAACTCATCTAGTGATTCACCAATACCGTCATCTGTAACACCACCAGTATAACTATATTCTCTAAAGTCTTCATTGTCAGCAGAAGCAGGAACAACTTCATCAGGTGAACCATCTGTATTAAAATTTGTATAACCAAGATCATCAAAGTCAGATGCATCATCTGTTCTTAGAAGTTTAAATAAAACTTTAATTTCAGAAGTTGCAGGCCTATGAGCAGAAAATAATACTTTCAATGCACTTGCAGGATTTTCTAGCGCAATTTGTTTTGTGATATAAATTGCAGCATTATTATCACCTTCTGGTTCTGTTGAAGGAAAGAAGTCTGTTGTTGGATAAACATCTGATGATGTATCTATATTATCTAACCTATTTGAGATTGCAAATAAAGATGTTCTTTGTAAATCAATAACAGGAGAAACAGTAGTAGATGTTGTTGTTAATTTTATTGGTATAAATAAAGATTTTATTCCACTTAGTTCATTAGTTTCATTAATACCAGAACACACCATGTGTGGTAAGTCAAATTTATAGTTATCATTTAGTGGTATTGTTCTTGCATTTGCAGCACTCAAGGTAGAGAAAGAAGTTTGAGCTCCAGAAGCACTTGTTGAAGTTGTAGGTCTAATACTCGTTTCAATTGTAGTTCCAGGCAACTCTAATGAACCAATCATAGTTTGTACATAATCTATAATAGCATTTTCTGTAGCAGTTATAACACTACCACCAATTTCAGCAACACCACTTTTAGTAAATGTTAAAACAACATTATCACTTAGTGATTCAGCACCACTTAATACAAGAGTGTTTTGGTTTGTAACTGTAGTAACTGTTATGCCTGAATCAACTCCAGTTCCAGAAACAGACATTCCTACTTCAATAGTTCCTCTATTACCATCTACTACTAGAGCAGTTGTACTACTGATAGCACCATTAACCAGTGCTGTAGCACCATTAATAACAGGAGGAGATGTTAGAGTTATTGTATAACTATCAATTCCAATATTTGCAAGTGATGTATGAGTTTTATTGATCTCTGTCAAAGGTACTCTATGTATAATATAAAGTTCAACAGTTGCACCGTCAGCATGAGTAGCTGCGGTTGTACTATTTTCTCCTCTAGAAAGAACAGAAACATTGTTTCCAGATATTGCAGTATATTTCATTATCTCATCATCAATTTTAATAAACCATTCTGATGATGCACTATTTGCATATTTACCAGTAGTATCATCAAAGTTAGTTCCACTAGTTAGAGTTAATGTTGCAGCTGTAGCAGTTATATCACCATTAAGTGTTGTAGAAGCACCAGACTTTACACCATCAATAGTAACATTATTACTAGTAGAATACATATGGTGATCTATGTGTTTAACTTTTACAGTAGTACTACCATCTTCTAAAAATATAGAGTTTACAGCTAAAGTTCTTACAGGAATTACTGTATTTTGCATAGTTAAAGTTCCACTAGTATTAGCTTTAAATTTTGCAGTCTTTAATTTAAACTTCAAATCTTCTAAGAAAGACGGGGCCCAAGTACTATTATTACTAGATTTAAATAAAACACCAGTATGAGGTTGTTCAGATATAGTTCTTGTTCCACCAATATCTGTCTCTCCCATTCGAGCAACCCAAACTTTATATTCTTGTGAGACTGATATTACTGAAATACAATACTCAGTGCCAGGTTTTACATATACTGGAGATTTAAAAGTAAATGTTGTTGCAGTTGCTCCAGTATTAGATGTATTGATATCTGATGCGTCTTTAATTACTCTACCAAATGGTAATATCTTTTTGCCAGGATAACCGTTAATAACATTTCTAATTTCTACTCTCATTGGAAGAGTTTCATCTTTATCAGAGAAAAAAAGATCAAGAGAAGTAATAAATCTTCCATCTGAACCTGATGATCCCTGCACAGTAAATGTTTGAGAAAGAGGATCATCACCATCATCATCACCAATCTGGAAAACATCTCTGGATATAACTCTTGATGTTGAACTTGATTGATTTAAGGCTGTTTGTACAACTGTAGCATTTCTAGTTGCAATAATTGTCTCTTGTTCAGTTTCTAAAATACCTTTAGCTGTATATATTGCATTTCCAGCAGTAGTAAGGGAATCTGTTAAAGCGTCAGCTGTAGAGTTTGTATCAGCTGATGCATCACTTCCAGTAAGATTTTTAGAACTTGATGTTAATCTAAACTGAACTTCTCCAGTTGAAAATTTAAGATTACCATCTATTTTTGGGTCTGGTATTACAAAAGTTCCTTCAACTTTACCAACATTTGTTGTTATTAAAGGACTTCCAGCAATAACAGTTGTATCTGTTGAATAGGTATTATTCAAAGGAGTAACATGAACATTTACATCTAATTTATCAAAGAATACAAAAAGTTTTGTATTTGGTCTAAATCCTGTACCAATAAAACTTATAGTTCGAGCTCGCATTACAGGAATAAGGGCTCTGCTAACTACACGTAATCC